TTAACTAAGAATAAATCTATGGGATATCGTGTCTATGATCAAGATGGTTTATCAACTACAATAAAAGCTGTAGGTGGAGGAGTGGGAGCAAAAACAGGTTTATATCAAGTTGGCTTTGTAAAGAATAGAGACAAGATAAAAACAAGAGAAGACTCTACTTGTATAGACGCTAATTACTACAAAGGAATAGATAATCATGGAGCGAGGACTGGCGTTATGGTTAAAGAAGCTACCAAGACAGGCTATGCTATAGCTCAAGAGGGAGATAGTATTAATCTATCTGTTCCTAGTTCTAAAACCAGGCGAGGTAGAGTAGGTAGGGCAGTAGCTCAGACACTAGATACTGGTATGCAACAACACACATTGCAAGGGTCTAATATAAGAAGACTAACTCCTGTAGAATGCGAGAGATTACAAGGGTTTCCAGACGGATGGACTGAGGGATTATCTGATACTCAAAGGTATAAATGTCTTGGTAATGCAGTAACAACTAATGTAGTTTCTGAAGTAATAAGGAGCATTTATTTATGAAATTTAAAATGGTAGAAGAGATGGAATCTATATACATAGAAAGAGGAGAAGACACACCTCAAAAAGATATAGATGATTTTATTAAATTTATATGGAGGCAAGCTGAAAAGCGAGGCTTTATAGTTAATAATAAGGAGCGTTACGAGAATGAAGGTAGAGAATTGGATAGAGATAGAAGAAGAGATGTGCAGCTTAATGGGATGGGAGAAGGGACTTGATGCGATGGTCGAAACAAAGAGAGAGGTTGCACCGAAAATCCCAATCTACGAACTCTCTTCAAGACAAGATAAATTATTATTATTTAAACTCAGAAAAAGATATGAAAAAGCTAGAGACTCTAAGAGACTCTATGGGTATGCAGAATCATCTTTTTGATGAGTTAACAGAATTGGTGGAGAGAGTATAATAAATTTTCTATTACATAACTAAACTAATGAAAGGCCTTTTGGTACTGAGGTTTGGTTGTTATTAGAAAAAGTGATTACACTAGGTTGGCGCCACTCTCCACCTAATATTTTTAAATAAGAAAAAAGAATGTTAAATGAAAAGTAAAAGAAAAAAACCAACAGTAAAAGAGTTAACTGAAGATTTGCAAACAGTATATAATATGGTATCCTCACATAGTTACACTATAGATACTCTTCGCATTCTTCTAGAGAACTATTTAGAAATGAAAAAAGATACTAAGAAACTGGCTAATTTTATGGAAGCCAAAACGGAGAAAATGAAAGATGAAAACCAGAGAGATGCGGTTCTTGAAAAAGACGAGGCTACCACATAATTGTTCCGTTTGCGAAACAGATTGGAGTCAGTATTGGACTCCAGTTCTTTTATGTTGTAGGAGTGATCCTAAGCATTTATTGTTATGTGTAGATTGTTACAAGTATTATAACTACTCTGAACCAGACTACAGATTCTGGATAGAAAGGAACACAAAGACACACAAGCCGTGTAATTGTAGGTCTTAAAAATATTATGCCTAGTAAAAGTAAACAAAAAGGAAGCAGATTCGAAAGAGAATGTGTTGATATAGCGAAAGAAAAAGGATTCAAAGCAAAGCGAGCTTGGGGCTCTGATGGTAGGTCTCTTGGTGAGACAGCAGAAGTAGACTTGATGATAGATAATTATAAAGCACAGTGCAAAGTTAGAAAGAGAGTAGCTAAATGGCTAAAGCCAACAGACGAAGTAGATATACAGATAGTAAAGGAAGACCGAGGGCAAATCTACGTGATCCAGAAGTACGAAGATTGGTTAGAGCTGGCGAAATAAGCATCTCTTCTAGTATGAAGAGAGTTCTAGAGACTAGAGCTAACGGTGCGGATTACAGTAGAGATGCTATGGTAAAGCACTATGCTTTAATAGAAACTCTTTTGTATTATTTTGACGATGAATGGTTTGATTTAAATGGACTACTTCAAGATAATTTAATAAAAGGTTTAACTAGTAATACAAATTTTAACTCTGGAAGTATGTCTATCCCTAGGAGATGCAATCAATGCAAAAGAGCATACCATGAATACAGAGATAGAACTGAATTATATATAGAATACCTTGCTAAAGATGTCTTTGGTAACGTACCTATGGAGAAAGAGGATTGCTTAGAATGTCGAAAACAAAATGCCCAACCTGTGGCAGCACAGTAAAGAAACAGAAGTATACTCAGCAGATAGAAAAGATAAGGATGTCGTATAGTAAAGAAGCTTTACTGTTAATAGACACAAGTATAGAGTCAGTTAATTCCTCAAGAGATTTAAAGCTTGATGAAGCTAATATATATGGATTTTTATCGGAGATAGGGAAGTGTGATAACGATATGGTTATCATGTCTATTAATAATTATCTAAAATCTAATGCTCCTAAAGAAGGAAAGGGTTTAAGGTATTTATCTGCTATTATTCTTAATAATAATTCTAGTAAATCTTCTAGAAAAAGACATGAGTATTTATCTATGGATAGAATACCACCAAAAATAGATTAGAGGAAATATGCACAACGTAGAAATAGAAGAGGCTGTATTATTCTCAGTTATAAATAAGCCAAGTAATATTGATATTGTAAAGAGATGGATAGAAACTGACGATGTTTTTTACAATGAGTTTAATAGAGATATATGGAAGACTGTAAAAAGGTTAGAAGACAAGGGAGATGAAATAGATATGTTAACTGTATCTCATAACTTCCCTTCTAAGAACTACCAGAACAGACAAGTTACTTATGATATAACTACTATATGTACTAAAGAGGCTAGCACGGCTAGAGCAGAGTACTATGCTAGGCTAATGCATGAGCATTGGTTAAGAAGAAAGATGGTAGAGCATTCACATACTATAATAAAAAACGCAGAAGATAATTCAGTGGATATGGATTCACTTATTAACCAGGTGAATACAGATTCTAGTAACATTATAAACCTAAGACCTTCTAAGAATGACTTCAATATAGATAATACTCTCGAAGAGACAAGCGATTCTATATTTAATAGTAAAGGAATTATAAAGACAGGGTTAGGTAAGTTAGATTCTGTAGTACATGGTATGACTAGAGGTGAGATAACTATTGTAGCTGGTAGACCAGCGAATGGAAAGACTACTGTAGTAGCTAATATGGCTAGACAGTTAGTGTTGTCTGGTAAGAAAGTAATGATGATCAATCGTGAGATGCCAAACGTAGAGATGATGAAAAAGTTTATAGCTATGGAGTCAGATACTCTATCGTATAGAGGTATTAGACATGGAACTAAATCTATAAAGCCAGAGGTAGAGAGGGCAATGGATTATATTAGAGAGAATTATAAAGAGAATTTATTTATGTATGATTCTATTAGAGATATACATGAGACGTTCAATGAGATAAAAAGAATAAAACCAGATGTTGTTATTGATGACCACATAGGTTTAATAGAGTTTCCATCTAATGACAATAGAGACCTAAGACATAAGATTAGAGAAACAACTATGCGATATAAATGGTTAGCTAAGGGACATGATATGTGTATCATACTAGTGTCGCAGCTGAATAGAAATATAGAACATAGAATCGACTCTACACCTAGGTTGTCTGACTTGGCAGAGTCTGGTTCACTAGAGCAAGATGCAGAGATGGTAGTATTTACTCACTATCCTTATGTGTCTAGATTTGGTGCAGAAGATTCCAATGGTAGGATATGGATGCCAAACGAGATGATGCTTATAGTATCTAAGAATAGATATGGAACACCAGGATCAGTAGAGATGGGTTACTCTGGAGACAGTTGTAAACTATTTGATGATATACTAGAAGCTACTGAACATGAAAGAAATAAAAAATTATTAACTAAAGAATCGGAGATTGTAATTGCGTAACGTAATAGCTAAGTCAATTCTAGGTAAGTACAATATTCATCCAACAATAGTAATGTCTAAGACATTAGATGTTAAGGGTATGTACTTAGCAGAAGAAGATAAAATTATACTTAGAGACATAAAAGAAGAAAACCCAGACCCTAAAGACTTTGTAATGACTGTACTGCATGAAGGTAAACACGCTATTGATGCCCGAAGACTTGGCATTAGAAAGTTTATTAAGAAGTATGCTCAGGCTGGAACCGTAGCTGTCTATTGTAATAGAGATTATTATAAAGATAATAAATGGGAACTTAAAGCAGAGAATTGGGCTATAAAAGAATATGAAAAAACTTGGAGATTAAATGATATTAGTAAAGAAGACAAAAAATAAAGAGATAGGTAAGATGTTGTCAGAATTTAAAAAGAAAGTGAGAGAATCTGGACTCCTAATAGAGCTGGAAGAGCGAAGATTTTACACTAAGCCCTCCCAACTCAGGAGGGAGAGAGAGAAAAAAGCAATAAGAGAGAGAAAAATTTAGTAGTTCATCTACTGTGTGCGTAGCTAGAGGGGCGTAGGTTTATTTCCGCTTACGCTCCTCTTCTTATTTATAATTCTTTTGGTTTAGCCTTTGCTAAATCCATCAACCTTTGAATAAAGCTACTATATTCTTTATTCTTATCACGCTCTACAGGTGGTCGTCTTTCATTGTTTCTCATTTTAAATAATAAATCTAGTGGATCATCTGAAGAGTACTTAGTTATATCATCTCTCATTGGCATTTCACTAGAATCTACATTAGTTTTATCTGCCATAGCTTTAGATAATAATTCAAACATATCGGATTGCTTTATAATATCATCTATAGATTTAGATTCTCCTACGTCACGAACCATTCCTTTAGAACCACCTCCTGTTAACTGAGATAACAGCATCATTAATTGTTCATTCATTGCTTTTTTCCTTTTCTAATTTTTTG